TCCATCAGCTTTTTCAGCTGCTCGCGCCAGTATGCCAGGCGCTCCACGATTTCATCACGGGTTGCCACTGCTCTCACCTCACATATCCATCAGTTCATTCATGCGCTCTTCGATCCTGTCCAAAACACTGGCCCGTCTTGGCGCTGTTTTGGCCCGTCTGGGGGCCTGCTCCTGTTCGGACGAGTTACCGCTCGCCTTCCGGAGCAGAGCGTCCATATCGGGGCTCAGAGCCGTCAAAGCAGCCATGGCGTAATTGCGACAGTCGAGCGCTTCATTCCGTTCATGCCCGGGGATTTTCTCCCAGACCCACGGATTTTTGTTGTGCTCTTTGTACACCAGGTGCTCGGACAGGAGCCCGACGAAGTACCGGTGCTCATATCCGCACTCCGGATTGATGGGAAAGTGACAGTACCGGGGGCCGGGCGTCTGGATCTTCAGCCCGTCCATGATCATTTGCTTTCCGGCGTCAACGCCGAGCTGGTACTGCCAGCACTCACCGATGGTCTTCCCGCGGACAACGATCTTCACCTTTTTCGGCGGGGAAGTGTATGGTCTGCCGTCTCCACCGTAACCCTTGCAGTCAAAAACGCGCATTCCGATGCGCCGTGCGCACTGCATGCGCGTTTCCTGGGTGAAATGACCGCCGTCATCGACGAAAGTCATGCTGATCCGGAGCCCTTTTCCGCTCGCGAACCGGTAAACGCGCTTGACGATCTCATCCAGCGCGGCCCATGGCTCCGGAGTATCAGGCCTGCCGATCAGCACACCCCGCCGGATGCCCCAGTTTTCCTTCCGCAGGCCCCAGCCGACAACCTCATATTCGAGCCGGTCATCCTGCACATCGACCCCGCAGGTCAGCACCAGGACGCCATCCGGCAGCTCTGCAGCGTATTCCTCGCGTCTGGCCAGGTAATCATCCTCGTTGGCCAGCCCTCCGCGCTCTTCCCAGAGCTCGCCGAACAGGGTGTTGTACACCACCTTCAGCTTGCTGGTGTCCTTTCGCGCTGCCAGGTACTCGGAGACGATCTTTTCCCAGGCGACCCACGGCGAACAGAACGCATTCAGCCAGAAGGACCGGATGCCGTTCTTCTTCGCTTCCGGATTCTCCGGGATCCACCGGGCATGTGCCTTCTTCATCTCGTGCTCATGGGAGATGCCGCCGCAGCCGGGGCAGACATAGTACACTTCGGTTACGATATAAGTTTCTTCATGCTCGACCTCCACGGTGTCGTAGTGGTAGCGGATATCCTGCCAGCGAATATTGTGATACTCGCCGCAGTGAGGGCACTTTGAACACCAGCGTTCCCGGGTGCCCTCGTTAAACGCCTTCTCGATGGGGCTGTAGCCCTTGATGGTAGGCGTTGAACACTCGTAGCTCTTGGCATTGTAGAAGGTCCGCTGTCTGGCCATGGCCAGCTTCCACGGGTCGCCTTCCTTGCCGGCTTCCACAGCCCATCTGTCCCGCTCATCACCCAGCACGTACCGGATAGGTTTCGATGCCAGGGCATGGGCTTCGGTGCTTCCGCACATGGTCAGGATGCCGCCGGGATAGCTCTTCTGCAGAATCGTGTTGCCGGTGTCGCCCCGTAGCGTCTTGGCCACCTTCTGCCGGAGCGTCTTGCTATCCCGGATCATGGGCGCGATACGGAGCTTGGAATACTCTCGCGCGTCACCGTTGGTGGGTTCAATCATCAGGATGGAGCCGGGATCCTGGTCGATAATGTAGCCGATGATGTTGTTCATGGCTTCGGATTTACCGACCTGGGACGCGGCCACCATGACGATATGCCGGATTTTGGGATCCGTGAAGGCGTCCATCACGTCCTTCAGATACGGTGTTTTCCGTGTCCTCCACGGTCCGGCTTCTGCAGATGATTCGGGAGACAGCCGGCGAAACTTGTCCGCCCACTGGGAAACAGTCAGATCATCAGCGACCAGGAACGACCGGATCTGCTTCTTCAGCTCCCGGTTCAGCTTCTTCGCGCCGATGCGCTGATTATCAGAGATCATCTGAATCATCCTCTGCCTTTTCTGCCATGTTCTCCCGTTCTCTCACCAGCTCTTCATACTTCTCCGGATCATACTCATACTCGCTGAGCTCCCGGAGGATGTCCTTCACCGTGTCCTTGATGATCACGGAGCACTCTTCAGCCGTCTCACACAGCGACAGCTCCACGCTCATCCGGCCCGGCAGGCTCAGTAGGGATTGCTTTATCGTGTCCACAAGGCTTTGAGTGAAGGCCTGCACATCCTCGGAGCGGTGCATCTTGCCCTTCAGCTCGTCCGCCTGCAGCTGCGCCATGGTCGCTTTGGCGGCTTTCAGCTTCACCTCAGCGGCCATCTTGGCCTTGTCCAGCTTCTTTTCGTCCTCGGTCTTCTTCGATTTCTCTTGGAGCGAGTCCAGATGCTCCTTCACAGTGTCCATCAGGTTAAAGAAGCTGCCGTTGTCGGTCATCTCCCGTGTCAGCGTTCCCGCTGACACCAGCTGACCGATGTATTGCTTGGAAACACCGAGCAAGGAGCACAGATCCACCGTCTTCAGATGGATGTTCATTCCAGTCTGGAGAATGTACACGTTTTCGTCATCGAAAATGACGTTCGGCTTGTCGGCCATCTGTGCTCCTTTCCCGGGTTTCCGTCAAGTAAACCACCGGATTTTTTCTTAATATCGTTGCAAAAGTTGGGCGGCGAACGGGCGCAGCTCTTTTCTCGGCCGTTCACAGTACCTTTTTCCCCGGCGCGATCGTCAAAACCATACCCATTTTTTCCTGCTTTGGCCAAAAAACGCTTTCAGCTTGGGCCGCGCTGAAAAACAAACCAATGCGCGAGCGCGAGTGTGGCGCTGTGTGAGCATTTGGTGATGGGAATTGGGATATTGGACCGGGTTCTGTACGGGGGATGGCATGTGTACGCCCCGCCCTCTGCAGAAGGGGTATCATTTCCTCCGCGCTGTGTGCGCAGCGATTGCTGCAGGGCTTTCGATCACAAGACCTTCTTGTAGATCGTGGCCTTACTGTAGCCCTCTACGCCCTTTGTCATCATCTCCAGGAAGTCTTCCCGGGAGAAGTCAGACAGGCGGAAGACCTCTTCTCTGGTCATGCCGAGCTGTTTTGAAATCTCGGGAACGCTCTTGCCTTCATTCAGCAGCCCTTGGATGATACTCTTCATCGGTCCCAGGACGTGCGTTCCTCTCGCCCGATTATGGGTGATAGTTCCATAGATGTCCGCGGACTCATTTCCAGCATGGTCCACGATTACCACGGGAACTTTTCCTCCGAGCTTAGATAAAAGCGGCTCACGACCTGCCACTGTCCAGCGGTGAAATCCGTCTATGATAGTGAAATCCGGACGAACCACGATAGGCAATGTCCAGCCGTTGGTCAGGATTGATTGGACGAGCAGTTTCATGTTCTCGTCCGAGACTACATTTGGGTTGTAACCGTTGGCGTGTAGCTTTTCGCGGTCAACCCACTGCAGGGATTTGAGCGGGGCGAATAATGCGTTATCCATCTGTACTCACCCCCTTTCCCGCAGGAGATGATTTCTTGGCGTACTTCACATAATCCGTGAAGATGTCCGTATAGATGGCGCGTAGCGTCCGCTTCTTCGGATCTCCGGCCCTCATGCCCTCGTACATCTTTTTGAAATGCCGTTCGGTCATAAAGGAGAAGCCGTTCACATACAGCTTCTTGTAGGACTTGGCCACGTCCCGCCGGGCCGGTGTGGTGAAATACAGTTCCGGGTGGTCGAACAGCATCTCTTTACAGAGGGCTTTGTAGTCCTTCTTCTCCTGGTGCTCTTCGAGCTTTGCTCTCTTCCGGGTGGATCTGTGGAACATCTCACTGTCCCAGTAGAGCAGAGCCAGGTATGCGTTCGGCTCGCGCTTCTGGATCCTGTCCCACAGATCAGGATCAGTCTCAGCGACCCACCGCAGACCGGCAATAGATTCAGCTCCGAAGAAATTGCACAGGCGCAGCTGATGCTTATTGACGCCCACTCTGTACAGATCGATGTATGACTGGGGGAAATGCAGGTGGTGCTCTTTGATATAGAGCCACACGTCGCTGTCGTGCCAGTCATATATCGGGTAAACAAGGTTGTTCCCGGTGACGTTGCCGGCGGTCATGTTCACGGTTGCCAGATACTTCAGCCGCTGGACACTCTCGCAGGCTCTCACGCCTACCATCATCAGGCCGTCCTTACTCACCTTGGGAAGGAAGGTCTGATAATTCATCTGCCCGGCGTATTCCAGGGCCGGGTCTCTGAGGATCGCGAAGGGCGGCGCCTTTCTCATCCAGACGTCTTCCTTACCCGGTTCCCATGTGATCCATGATTCATCATCCTGGAGCTGATGCAGCATGGAGACCTGTTTGACAGGCAGGCAATACCAGCGGTATTCCGCGCCCATCCGGAGGAATTTCTTTCGCCATTCCTCGGTCATCTCCAGCATGGAAGGGTAGATGCTTTCCTCATCAATGAAGCACACCGTCAGCTGATGCAGATCGATCTTGCCGGCCATGGCCAGTTCCCAGATCATCCCGCACAGGCAGAGGGTGTCTTTTCCTCCGGAGAAGGCCAGATACACCTTCACTCCGTTGGAGAATGTATTGAGAATACGCTGTTGAGCTGCTTCCACCACGTTCATCTTGCCGGTGACTTTCATGATGGCCATGACCGTCACCTCACATCCAGATGCGCTCGCCGCATTTGGGGCACAGAATAAAGCGCTTCGGGAGGGCTTCAGGCGGGGCGTCCGGCGCCGGGGGCGGGGTAGGCTTAATTTCCTCCGCGGCTGCGGCGTGCTCGACCTCCTGGGCCTCGTAGCGCTCCGCTGTTGTGGCGATCTGCTGTTTGGTGTTGTCGTTGATCGTACCGTAACCGCTCAGCATTTCATCCACGTCGCCCAGATCTGCGGTGATGGTTTCCAGCAGTTCCAGATCATACCCGGGGATTTCCAGATCGTCTCCCAGATCCCGGAGGAATTCCTCGAAGACGTCCATGTCATCCACGCCCAGGCTGTAGATCTTATTGTCCGCCAGCATGAGCTTTTTCTTCTCATTCGGGGACAGACCCTTCATCACGTACACGTCGGCTTCCGTCTCGCCTTTGGCCATGAGAGCCGCATACAGGCCGTTGCCGGCAAGGATCGTGTTATCCTCGTCGACAACGATCGGGCGTATCTGTCCGAAGCTCTCAAGGCTCCGCACGAACTCTCTGACCTGCTTCTCGGAATGGATCCGGACATTCTTCTCCGGCGGCTTCAGTGCTGACAGTTTCATCCGCGTCACTTTCATTTCGTCAGCACCCCCTTCCGCTTTTCAAGGAGATGCCAGACCAGCGCGGCAGCGAACATGGCGAAGACCATCCAGATACGCGAGTTCTGCATGACGGTCCATACACCCATGACGCCCATAGGCACCAGCAGCTGCCAGGACGCAACCGCGGCTATATCGATGCAAACACCGATCTTCTTTCCGAAGTTGACCATTGTGCCGTAGAGGAAAGAGGACAGGGACGAAATCGCCACCAGAGACACCAGGATGCCTTTCAGCAGATCCACGATGGGTGAATAGGTGGTGAACGCACCGGCCAGGACGAACAGCAGATAGAATCCGAACAGAAGACCGCCCATCACAAAGGGCCGCTTCATGTCGATCCGCTTTGTCTCGTCCTCGTTCGCGTCGTTATAATCCAGCAGTTCCCAGAAGGTGGGATAGAAGAATGTGCCGAATGTCAGTGTGATGCAGGTCCAGCCCTTGGCCTTGATCTCTGCCGGCACGATTTCCGTGCTGATGGGATGGATCCCGTTGGTGATCATGGAATAGATCACCAGGATAAAGATCAGGCCGTACACCAGAAACCAGCTCATGTTGTCCGTGGCCACGTTCCGGAAGGTTGCCCTCTTCAGGTAGAAGATGATGAAGAAGATGCTCACGCCGTACACGATGATGGTGCTGGCCGTGCTGCCGATCACGGTTGGACTCAGCATCTCCAGGATGCCGTTCATGTTCAGCCAGATCTGGAACACGCACATCAGGCCCATGATGATCTGTACCGGCTTTGAGTTGGCCACCTGCCGAAGCTTTGGAAATCGCTGTGCCAACAGGCCAAATACGATACAGGCCAGCGTGTTACCCAGCGCCCACAGCAGCCAGGGGAATATCCCGGCGGTCTGGGCTACCTTGGTACCGACAATGAAGGATCCTGTACCGGCCCATGTGGCCGCGATGCTCATTGCGTAGTAAAACTTGGGATTGGTCTTAAAACTCGCTCTCAACTTAGCGAACATGTTGTTTTGCTCCTTTCAATCTCGACGCGCTTTAGGCGAAGTCGGCGCGAAATTGCCAAACACGATACAGGCCAGCGTCCAGGAGCGGAACACTGCTGCGGAACCTCCTTTCCACAAAAATAGGAGAGTCAGCGTTTGGAAACTGCTCTCCCTGTCGGTTCAGAATTTTACAGCCTGCATCATATCATGGTTTTTCCGGACATGCCGGACATTTCGGACAAATTTGGGGAAAATCGTTCGTGAAAATTTGAAAATTAACTTGACGCCTGTACGTCAAGATTAAAGAAAAAGACCGCCAAGCTTTGAAAACACTACGTTTTCTTACTTGACGGCCATTTGCTTTTGGATTCAAATAATCTTTTAATCTTCGGTGTCGTCAAAGAGTCTTTTCTCGATCGTCCACCTATCCGTGCCGCGCATCATGGCCACCAGGAAGGAATTGTACTCGATCCCCATGATCTCCGCGCACTTCTTTCCCGGAAGATCGATGGCGATGCATTTATCCGTCCGGTTGTCCCAGACCGTGTATAGCACCGTATGTCCCTGCTGGCTCTTTCTGTGGCCTTTCCGTTCGATCCTGCCGGCGGCTTCTTCCAGGAGCTTTCGCTGCCAGTCCTCGGTGATTCCTTCTTCGGCGATTCTCCGCAGCTCCTTCGCGATTGCCTGATTGGTTCTGGGGGCCATGTTTACCCCTCCCGATGCAGACTCTTTTCCGGATCAAATCCTTGCGGATACCGCTTCCTCAGCTTATCAATGTTCCGCTGAGCGATTTCGTCCATCCAGATCCCCAGCGCTGTGGCCGTCTCCGACACATACCAGAGCACATCGCCCAGCTCATCGATCATCTTATCTTTGATCTCCCGTCCATCCTGATACAGCGCCTTTTTCAGCAGATCCGCGCATTCGCCAGCTTCACCGGAGAGCCCAAGGCATCCGTTTGTCAGGTGATTCATGCTGTCAAGATCCTTCCTACTGGTTCTTAAGGCCAGTTCCTGGTATTCATTCAGCGTCATCTTCTTCTAACCTCCATTTCCAATTCTGTTTCAGTGATCCTCCGCAGTCCCGCCATCTCCGGAACGCTTCGCTGTCTATATTCGCATCCGGAGAACACTTCTCGATATCCGTAAAAGCGCAGACCTTGCATGATTTCACTTCCTGGATATCGTTCCAGAGCTCTTCGAGTGTTTTCATGGCCACCTGCAGCACTTCCTTGTCGTGGTGCGCGTTGACAATTCCAACATCAATGATCCGGTCAAGCTCCTTCATCATCTCTGCTCTGGTCATTTTCGGCACCTCCTTCAGACCATTCAATCTTCACATTTATCGGGCCTGGCTGTGGTGGCAGGAACAAATCACACTGATATGTCATAGGGAACGGATAAGGTTTTTCGGGAAGCCCCTTCAGCCGGCGCCGTCTATTCTTTTCGTCCCATCGAATAGCTCTTCGTTCTTTTCTGGGTGATAACCCAAGCTGCCTAAGCTTCTCAAAGACTTCATTTGCCGTGCTTGCTGTCGGAATTATTCTTTCCAGGGCTTCTGCTATGCTCCGCACAGCAGCATCCGACAATATCCAGCTGCCCGTATGCTCCAGCGGAGGAAGGCAGTCATACTCCTGATCCATCCGGTTCACCGCCTTTCACATAGCACCAGCTCTGCGGCGGCTTATCAATACCAAAATCGCTCAGTTTCTTCGGCTGGCCATAGGTAATCAGGCTCCGGATCCGCCACTTGAAGATCTGTCCTTCTCCGGCGTATTCCCTGGCTTCATCCACCGTCAGGCAGGTGTCAGCAAGGAATACCTTGTCGATGCTCACGCCCCGGGCCTGATTCACATCGTCGCAGATGAATTCTGCGACCACGCCTTTCCCTCTGGTTTCATAGATAAAGCAGTGCAGGGGAAACGGCGCACGGGGCGCCGTCTTTCTGATCTCTGCTTTCTTCTCCAGGTTAATAATCTTCTGCACCCATTTGGGCTGGATGCTGATCATGATCTTTGTCATTCTACATTTCCTCCGCACAGTCTGATCACATATTTCCAGTCAGCTGACAGAACAATAGCAATCGCCTTTGCATGGTCTTCAGGCGGTACCTTTTCTCTGGCGTTATATCTGTGCATCGTAACTTCCGTTATGCCGGTATCCCTCGCCAGATCACGAAGCGTAATATTCTTCGCAAGCGCCAGTTCTGAAAGGCTTTCTGCCTGATCTCCACGCAGCTTGGCCAATAATGCATCGCTTACCCAGTAGCGTTTGATGGTGTCCCGAAGTGTCTTGGCTTCCTCGATACCCTCCCGGAACCGGTATTCCCGCTGGCACATGCGCAGGAACGCATATCCCAGAAACTCATTGATCGTGGCGTAGGTTGAATTGCAGGCAATTCCGATCGCCTGACCGTTGCAGTAGAGCATCTTATCATCTGCCTTGACTTCGATATTCAGCTCCTTGGCCATGGGCTCGATCAGCTCCAGGGCACGTTTCGTGTCATTTGTCATGTCCATCCTCCCAGATTGTTTCCCACGGTCCCATGCTCAAACGAACCATGATCGTCTTTTTTTCCGGATCAATATGCATCCCGGTCTTCCAGGGGAAGTTTGCGCAGTTGATTCCGGCTTCCTTGGCGGCTTCTGCAAGGATCTTATCCGGACCGTAATCCACCCAGATGCTCTGCCACATCATCCGATACTTTGCAGTCATGATTTTCTCTGCCAAGATCTCTTCGAACCGCTCCAGGGCCCCAACCTTCGGCGGCTCGTTCATCGTGTCGGCCAGAATCCCGGCGAATACGCTGGCCAGATCACCGCCGCGGTTGTTGTGATGCGCGGTTCCATCCGCTCTCTCGGCCCACCAGTGAGCAGCTGCCCGGGCCATTGCCTCGGGCACTTCGTTACGTACAGCTTCCATTTTCGTCTCCTTTCAGTCTGCTTCTTCGATAAACTCAGGCATCGGGCCGAACTCTCCGGCCAGACACATGGATGTCGCACAGCAGGCAATCGTCATGAGCGTATGCTCCATGGCATTCCAGTCAACATGTTCTTTCTTGCCCCTTTGCCCAGCGGTCTTCTGGGTGGTCATCCGGATCAGTCTGGCCACAGAGTCCTTCAGAGATTCCTTGTCGTTCTCTGTGCCCAGATTGCCGGCATTGGCCTTCAGCCAAAACATGGCCCACATGGTATCCTTGCAGTTTTTCTTCCAGTCAATCTGCATCGTTCGTCTCCTTAGTCTCCGGATGGTCTGTCTCTGCAGAGCCTTAATCCGGAGGAATCGTTACCTGGCGTTTACATTGACGCCTTTCGGGGTCCCGTACTTCTCGATGAACCGTTTCCGGCCGTACGGCGTCCGGACGAACATCTGCATGCTGAGGATGCATTTCCTCGTGCACTTCGGACAGAGATTGAATTCCAACGGAGGATCCGCCAGATCATTCCTGATGTGCTGCAGAGGGCCTTCATAATTGCAGCTGTCGCACTTTCCGGCGTTCATGGATCATCCCTTCTTTCTGGACTTCCGGAACTTTTCAGCTCCGGGACAGGTGGCGAAATGGCTAATATAGCCAATCCCGGTCGCCTTCTGCGGATCGTCCGTCAGCTCCGCGCTCAGCACTTCGCCGTTGGGCGTCACAATCTTCTGGCTCCCGCCGGCCTTCTGGATGTAGTAAACGCTCTCCGCGTTTACGGGCATCGTCTTGTCCTTGCCGGCGATCTTGATAAAGCCGATCTTGGCCTTACAGTCCCGGCATTCAGTCACTCTCATGGTTCCAATCATTTTCCCGTCTCCTTTACATCGTCTTGATAATCCAGATCAGAAACAGTATTCCCAGCACAACCCATACCCAGATCATCACATCTTCCCCCTCGGATGAAGCAGCCGGTACCAGAACGTGGGCCGGAAGTGCGGACACTTCGGGCCGTAGCAGTGATTGCGAATAGCTCCGTCATACCCGCAGCGCAGTTTCCACTTGCCATTCTGCGTCTTGATTTCCTTGTACATGTGGCAGGGCTTTCTGATAATCATTCGTTCCACTCCCTCTGGCTGGCCTGGGCCAGCGCCTTACTCATCCTCCGGACCGTCTCTTCCAGATCCTCGATCCGGGCCTTCTGTTTCTGAATCACTTCCAGAGCGTCTTTCATCAGCCGTCCGCCGCACATCAGCGCGGCGATGTCCGAATTATCCCAGTAGCAGCACCGGTAGCAGTCCTTTTTCCATTCTCCGGATGCGTCCCGTACCCACTCGCTGCAGACGCTGAGAGCCTGTTCCACCTTTTCACGGGGCGACCCCCGTTCCTTGAGCTGCACCGCCCTTTCTGCGTCATTCAGCATGGTTTCCTCGGTCATCCTTGTCCCTCCCTTCTTTCTCCAGGTATCGATCCACCATTTTCCGGACTGAATCATCCGTGTACATGCATCCGGCTTCGTCTGCAACCTCGCTCCAGGGTCTCCTTTCCTTGAACCGGAGGGACATAATCAGATTGACCTGGATGTCATCGATGTCATCTATCCACTGATTGATGGATCGTTCCTCCGCTTCGTATCCGCGGACCATCTCTTCCAGCTCGTTCTTCTTGTCCACCAGCTCCGGGACGCCTTCGCCCAGCTTGTCGTGGACACCGCCGCCGTGCGGCATTCCCGTCAGGGAGGGAGATATGGCCGTCAAACGTTCCATAATCCGCTGGATCTCCCGCTTTTTTATGGCAATCTGTTTCGGCAGATAAAACAGCCGATACAGCGTTTTCTTGTCCATATCTCCCCGTCACCTCCGGTAGTCAGTTGCAGCTGACGTCATTCCTCGTCTTCCAGGTCTTCGTCATCCTCTTCCACGTCAAACATGGAAGTCTGGCCGTTGATGCTCTTCAGCCCGTAGGTTCCCTCATCCTTGGTCAGCTCGTAGTCCCCGCCGAACTCGCCGTCAAAGGCTTCCTTCAGCGGTACGTTGCTTTCGGCCTTCCACTTGAACCTGGGCACCGTCGCGTCCCGGTAGTCCTTCTCGGTCGTGACCGGGATCTTGTCCTTGTTGATCGTGATGGACAGCGTCACCTTCCCGGTGTCGCTCTTGGCTTCGTCCATCTTCTTCAGACAGTCCTGCAGGGCCTGGGTCAGGTCGCCCTTCATGGCGCTAAGCGTTCCGCTGGCAAGGTTGATCGGCATAAAGTCTTTCATGGGTTTTCCGTCTCCTTTCATTATTCGACCGCGATGCCATCATCGCAGTAGGAATCAAGGTTCTTGTGCTTCTTCTGGATCGGGCAGTAGACCCGGGTCGTTTCCCGCTCTGTGGCGTTAAGGCAGTTCCGGCAGCAGACAACGGTGGTCACGTCCAGCGCCTTGCAGTTGTTCAACGCCTGATCGGCGCTTTCGATCGCATCGTTCCATCCGTCCCGGTACCCGCTCTTCCGCATCTGCAGCGTCTTGCCCTTCAGCCTTCGCATCTGGACATGGGCGTCATACCGGCTAATCGCGTCGCCTTCCATGCTTCTTCGTCACTTCCTCTTCTGTGGTGTCAATGATCCGGCCCTTCATATCATCGGGGCATTTCTCAAGGTATTCAGCCAGGTCGGAGCGTTTGTCACTGCCCCACATGTCCCGCCATGCCCCGCCGTACCAGATCTGCAGCAGCCACCTATACTTTTTGTCCATCCGGCACCTCGGCTTTCTGCACCATCGCAGCCGCGAGGATCCGCTTTGCCTGAGCCTCCGCAATTCGTCTGCAAAGGCGCTTATTCGCGCTGCATTGCGTTTTGCAGTAGCCCCGCCGCCGGCACATGGCACAGTTCCCATTGGCTTTCCACTGGTCATGGATCGGTGAATCGCTCATCCAGCATTCCTCCTATCGTTTTGGCTCCGGGAAGGAACCTCTGTCCGCAGCTGACGCACTGCTCCGCGCAGTACACGAAATCTCCGCACCGGGGGCAGGTGCAAATCACATGCCCGTTCCGGTCCTCTGTTCGCGCTTCCCGGGGCGGCAGGCGTTTCCCAATGGAGAACACGATCCTGCGTTTCAACCGCCCTGCTGCGGCCCACAGACGCGCACAGGGCGGCTCCCGTGGGGCTTCGGGCACGTCATGGTAATCATTTGGTGCCGGTAGCATCATTCTTTTCCTCCTTCCCGTACTCGGCGATGACGATGGTCACGTTCGGCACCTCCGCGTAATGCTTTTTGCTCACCTTGGCCACGATCTGGCTGTCATCCTTGTAGGCCACCTTGTTCAGCGCGTCCATGACCGCCTTGTCCAGGTTGTCAAGGTCCGGCTTCACGGTGGGCCGGATGACCTTCTGCAGCATCGCCGGAATGTTTTTCTTCGGCGTGCTCTTCGGGATCCGGAATCCGTAGTAGATCTTCGCCAGCAGCTGCCCCTCCATGGGGGTGTTTCCATGCTCCCTTATCCACGCGTCACGGATTTTTTTTTCGTAATTGGCCGTGGTGCTGGGGGTGTAGATTCTGGCATGACCGCCGACAACCGTTGCCCTCGGGCGTTCCTTCGGTGCCGGCTCCACCGTGATACTGAGTCGCTTTTCCATTTACATCCCTCCTGTCAGATCGAACATCAGCTGACCTTCGCTCATGCTCCGTTTGATCTTCGTTGCTGTGATCAAGTTGGACATTTGCGACGTTTTTTGTGCATTTTGATCCGCTTTTTGCGGATTTTTCGACGTTTCCGGGGGATAAAATACACTTTCCAGCGCTTTTGGCTCTTCGGGCGGGTTCTCGCTCGCCTTCGTCTTCGCAGGCTCCGGAACCGCCCTCCTGGTCGCTCCCAGCAGCATGTCCATCCGTCTGGCGAAAATGCGTCCGGACCATACTGGCCCGTAGAGCATCGGGAGATACCAGGTGTTGGATTTCCCGTCGCCCATCAGCAGATCTCCGACGTCCGGATTCGCCAGGCTGTCTCCGATCCGGATCCGGCCTGCGCAGCCCAGAAGCGCCAGCTGGATGTAGCACATCATGGCCACCGTGCTGTCCAGATCCTGGGCGATGAAAAGCGCCTGCTGCTGATAGTTCACGCCCATCAGGTACAGCCTTTCGGCCGCGGCGATCAGTGTCGCGCCGGCGCCGCAGGCGCAGTCGTTGATGCTGATCCATCCGCGCTCTTCCAGCTGCTGCTTCACTTTTTCCTCCGGCATGGCCATGCTGGCCATCGCCTGGCAGACGCACATGGGGGTGAAGCACTGCCCGTGCCATTTGCTGCCCATGTCCAACTGCATATACATGCTCCCGAGGAAGTCCTGGAACGGGTTACGTTCCAGGCTGTCCACCAGAATGCAGAACAGGTCTGCAAAGCGTTTGAATTCCTCGGGCTTATACTTTTCAGCGATCCGGATGTAATCCCGGTTCCGGGCTTCCTTATGGTTCAGGTCTACCGTGTTCACCAGCTCAATGGCGAACAGATGAACCATGTCATTCCACCGGTCCCAGTTTCCGTTCCACTGGCAGATACTGTTGAATGCCTTCACGAACTCCCGGGCGTCTGCTCCCCGGACAGTCCCGGAACTCATGCCTTGCTGAAGTACGGATAGGTTCCGTCCTTCAGCTGCTGTTCCGTATCGCTCATCTGGTACCCGTTAGCCACCAGGTAATCGTAGTAGGCATCAAGGATCGTGTTTTCTTTCCACCGCGGCATCTCACGCTGGTATCCCTCGTAGTAGCAGGTCTTATTGTCTGCATCGAAAAGACACCGGATCAGTTTTGCCCACTCGTTCATAGGCATACCGGACAGCTTCTGCATTGCCGTCTGAATCCGTTCGTTGTACGATGTCGTTTCCAATGTCGTTTCCAGTCCGAACAGGCCCTTGATGTTATCGCTGATGCTGACGTATTCCAGTTCTCCGAGCACAACAGCGACCATCAGAGAGTGCATCATCTTCGGCACGTTCTTCTGGGTCACCGACAGGCCATCTGCGAATTCTCTCCGCAGCTGCCTGGCCAGCTCTGTATCCTTCTTCACGTTTTCCCAGGCTTCTGCAATCCGCTTTTCCTCGGCCTTTTCTTCCTCAGTCTTCGGCACCGGATCAGCCCTCTTGTGCTTCGTAAAGAACTCGATCTCGTTGTCATCCAGGAAGTAGAACAACTCGTCCTTTTTCTTTGCTTCCGGGATCAGCTGATCACCTGGTTTCCACTCGTACAGCTTCACTGTCCAATCGTAGTGTCTGTCGTACTCGCTGCTGTAGCGTTTTCCGTCCGGCAGCTTGTTGATGTGCGCAGCGCGAAGGATCTTTTTGATTTCAGGAAGGGCTTTCGCCGATTCCTGATCTCTCCATGTCTTTCCGTATTCCCAGGCGAAATCACTGGTGCCAAGCTTATTCAACAGCGCGTTCCGCTTTTTCAGATCATCAATCTTGGCCAGCTTATCAAACTCGGCCATGCTGATCTGCCGATTTCCGGCGGCTTCATCCTCACACACTTTTTTCAGTGCCTTCGGATCCAGTTCGGCCATTTTCAGCCGACGTTTCACGGTGGCTTTGCTGAAGCCAGTACGCTCCGCGATCTGATCTTCGTTAAATCCCAGATCCATCATCATCTGGAATCCCTGAGCCTGTTCATACACCGTCAGGTCCTGCCGCTGCATGTTCTCCTGAAGCATCGTGGCTACCTGTTCCTCGTGACCCATATCCGAGATCACGCAGGGCAGCTCCGTCAGCCCTGCAGCTGCGGCTGCTTCCAATCTCCGGTTGCCAATCACGACCCAGAACAGGTGATATCCGCTCTTCTGATCTTCCTTGCTCAGACGGTCAGCGTCAGCGGTGACTACAGTCAGGTTCTGCAGAATCCCGCGAACTCTGACAGATTCCGTCAGCTCCGACAGATCTCCCAGATCCTTCCGGGGATTGTCCGGATGATGACGAAGAAACTGAATGGGGATCATCTCAATCCTGTCCATCGTCAATCTCCTCCTGAATCGCCTCAAGGGCAAAATCGCTCCTGCCGGGCAGGATCTTGATGCGGATGCAATCAGCGCTCACATAGAATGTGGTCGTTCCCTTCAGATCTTCACCCAGAACAACCTCACCGTCGGGGCCTTTCCGGATATAATCCGCGTCCTCGCCGTCGTACATCAGCTGAACGAGATCCGGGAACACGCTGTGCATCCGGCACAGCGCCAGCTTAATCTCCCGGTTGTCCGTCATGATGGTTGCCACCCCATCACGCTCCATCCTGTGCCAGAAGGTCTTTTCTCCGATCGTTACCTTGTAGGGAAGTTCCATGGTTTGTTTCTCCTTTCGTTTCTGTCATTCAATGATTTCCGTCATTTTCCGAATCGCCTTCGGAATCTCTGCTGCCAGGTTCAGCCAGTCTTTTATCGTCAGCGCAAGCACGTTCAGCTGCCGGTCATCGTAGAAATTTGACTGGAAGATATACAGGTCTTTCTCCCGGTTGTATTCCCAGACGCCCAACTTGCTGTCCATCTTCTTGACGCTGAAGACCATTTCTTCTTCGCCGATTGGATAGATCGGCTTCGCGTCCTTCGCGGTCTTGATTTCCTCAAGCATCTCCCTGGCAACAGCCGCAACCCTCTGGTAGCCATCAGGTTCCTCCGGCAA